CGCGGCGCGTCACAGCCGGGCGTTCTGGAGGCGCAGCGGACACAGCGCGGTCTCACCATCCTCGCCAGATACTTCGATAGCCTGCGGCGCTTCCGGGCGATCAAGGGCAAGCTCTTGATCTACATCATTCAGACGCAGATTCCTGATGGACGCATGATCCGCATCGTCGGGCCGCAGTCCGAACAATACGTGCCGCTGCTCAAATCGGAAATGTCCGGCACCTACGACATCAAGGTCGACGAAACCCCGACGTCGCCGAGCGTCAAGGATCGGACCTGGGGGATGATCGCCCCCATGTTCGAAAAGCTGCCGCCGCCGGTGCAGATGGAGCTTCTGCCCTACTCGCCGCTCCCCGAAAGCGCCGTGTCGAAGATCCGTGAGGCGACCGCCAAACTGATGGACCAGGGCGCCAACAAGGCCGATCCAAAGGTGGAAGCGGCGAAAGCGCAGATGGAGATTGATGGCCAGCGCTTCCAAGCCGAGCAGCAGATGAAGGCCGCCGGCATGCAGGCCGAGATGGCGATGAAGCGTGAACAGGCGGCGATCGACACGCAGATCGCCCGCGAAAAGGCCATGGCCGAGATGGCGCTCGCCAAGGAGAAGGCAGCGCACGATCGCGAACTCGCGATGCAGAAGGCATCCGACGAGTACGAGATCGCCGTCTATCGCGAGAACCTGAAAGCGCAGAACGAGGCGCGGTGGCCGGCGGCAATGCCGGCCGAGCCAGGGTTCCCGCAGTAGCCGACCACGACAGACCAGCATTCGAGCCGTCCGGGGCAACTCGGGCGGCTTTTTTCGTTTCGCGGCGCGGTGCCGCGTTCGGCCCGGGCCTCCGTCAAGGCCCGTTCGTGCCCGGCGTAACCGGGAACCAAGGTGCAGCAATTGGCTAACCCCTTCGATTACACCCCCGAGGAAAAGGTCGAGTTCGCGAATTACGAGAAGGAAGCCCGTGGCGGCAGACACGCAGCCGAGCCGGCTGAGGAGCCCGCTGACGACAATCCCGTCCTCGCCGAGGATGCGGAGCCCGAGACGCGCGAAGCCGCCCCTCCCGCCCCGCCGCCGGCCCCTACGGACGATGACGACGACGACCCGATCCCCGCCGACTTCAGCCCGAAGGAGCAGGCGCTTTACGCGTCGAGCCGAAAGGAGCGGAAGAAGCGGCAGGAACTCGAACGCAAGATCGCCGAGCGAGACGCGGCTGTCGCTGCCGAGCGCGCGACGATGCAGGAACGCCTCAACGTCCTGACTGCGATCATGCAGGGGCGCCAGGCCGAGCCCGAACAGGCGCAGCCGCCCGCCCCGCAGGCCCCGCCTTCTCCGGAAGATGACATCTTCGAAGCCTTCAAGGCCGAAGTCGCCGAGCGCCAGCGGCTCGGCCAGGAAACGGCATCGATCAAGGCGCAGTTCGAGCAGCTTGCCCAGCGGGCCGAGGCGGAGCGGCACCAGCAGGCTGTCGCGCAGACCGTCTATCGCGCGGAAGCGGAATTCCAGGCGAAGACGCCGGACTATCAGGCCGCGATCAATCACCTGCGCAACGCACGGCTTCAGCAGTTGGTCATGGGCGGCGTTCCCGAGCAGGCGGCACGCGAGCGGATCGTCGCCGAAGCGTTCCAACTCGCCACCATCGCACTGCAGCGGGGGTTGGACCCGGCGCAGTTCGCCTACGACTACTCCAAGTCCTACGGCTACCAGCCGCCCGCCCCTGCCGCGCAGGCGACGCCACCCACTCCGCCCCGCAATGCCGACGGCAAGTTCAAGCCGTCGGCTTCGGAGCAGATCGAAACCGCAAACCGGGCGCAAAAGGCGAACACCTCGCTTTCGTCCGCCCCGGGGAGCGCAGGGCCTTCCGGCCCGCTCGACATCACGCAACTCACCAAGATGTCCGACGAGGAATTCGCGGCGTGGGTCGAGAAGGACATCAAGTCGAAGAACAAGCTGTCCAAGTCCGTCCGCGGGCTCGGCGCCTGACTATAGCCTGATCCAAGGCCCCGGGGGCGCCTGAAGCCCCCGTTCGACTAGCCCACGTCACGGGCGAGAGGCCAGGAGCCTCCGACCTCCTGTTCGTACTTCGCGGACGTCATCGCGAGCCCGAACAACAGAATCCAGGACAAATCAATGGCTTACAACTCATTCGCGACGAATGACGCGAATGCTGTCAAGTATTGGTCCCGGAGGCTTGAGGTCGAGACCGCCAAGGCGCTCGAAATCTCCCGCCTCATGGGCGAAGGCGAAGACAGCATCATTCAGGTCCAGTCCGAACTGACCAAGGACACCGGCGACAAGGTCACGTTCGATCTGCTCATGCAGCTCACGGGTGACGGCTTCACCGAGAACGAAACGATGGAAGGCTCCGAGGAGTCGTTCACGTTCTATCCGGACAGCCTGCTCATCAACGAACTGCACAACAGCGTGCGGTTCCCGGCGCGCGCCAACATCAATCAGCAGCGCGTTCCGTGGAACCTTCGCGACAAGGCCAAGACGGCCCTTCGCGAGTGGTTCAAGGTCCGCTATACCAAGTCGTTCTTCAATCAGGTCTGCGGCAACACCGTCACCGGCCTGTCGACGAAGTATCTCGGCAACAACGCTGCCATCGCGCCGACCTCCGGCCGGATCATCCGCCCCGCTTCGGCTGCTGCCGACGAGACGATGACATCCGACACCTACAAGTTCGACCTTCGCATGCTCAACTACGCGAAGGAAGTCGCCGAGACGGCCGATCCGATGATCCGCCCGATCGATGTCGACGGTGAAGCCTGTTACGTCGTCTATCTCGACCCGCGGCAGATCACCGACCTGCAGACCAACGCTGGCTCCGGCCAGTGGCTCGAAATCATGATGGCGATCCAGAATGGTTTCGGCAAGGACTCCGACATCGTCACCGGTGCCATCGGCAAGTACAACGGCATGATCCTGCGCAGGGCGCCGGACAATGCCCTGCCGAACGGCGTGAACTCGACCACCGCTGCCGCGGTTTCCAACACGCGGCGAGCGGTCCTGCTCGGCGCTCAGGCGGCCGTTGCGGCGTGGTCGAGCGGCGGCGGGCCGAGCCGGTATTCGTGGGCGGAGGAAGGCTTCGACTACGGGCGCCAGGGCGGCATCGGTGCCGGAACGATCTACGGCATGAAGAAGACCGTCTACAACTCCGTCGATTACGGGACCGTGGTCATCTCGACCTACGCCCCGGATCACACGACCACGCCGTAAGGAGGGCGACACCATGTCCGGCAACGGAACCAGCGTCGTCGGCTCTTCGGCGCGCGAATACCATCAGCACCAGATCCACTATCTCCGGAGGGACTTCACCTATCTGGACGATGGCAAGGTGCTCACCGTCGGCACTCTGCCGGCGGGTGCGGTGATGCACAAGCCGATGTCCGGCGTGGATGTGCAGGTCCTGTTCAACGCGGGATCGACCAACGTCCTCGACATCGGCACGGCCGCCAACGACGACCTCTATGCCACGGATCTCGCGCTCGGGACGGTTGCTTTCGTCCCGCTCGACGAGGCCGTGAGCATGAAGGTCACCGTCGCGACGACCATCATCGCGACGGTCGATCTGACCGGCACTGCCGCGGGTACGGGGCAGGCGTCCGTCGTGATCGCCTACACCCTCCCTGATCAGACCTGAGCCATGAGGGCGGGTGAATAGCCCGCCCTCTCCACAAGGAGAAACCCCATGGCACGGTCGGATCTTCTGACCAAATTCCGGAACATGATCGCTCAGTTCGATACTCTCGAAGTGAACGGCCAGCGTGTTCCGTCGACGGTGACCATCGCGCTCGCGGCTTCTGCTACGACCGACGGCATGGACATCACGATCACGGTGAAGGATGGCGACGGCAATGCCATCGCGGCCAATCACTGCCTCGAAGTCTGGATCTCGGAGGATGCCGGCGGTGCCGGGCTCACCGCGGACAGCTATTCGGGCACGGTGACGGTTTCGACGGGTGCGGTCCTCACTGCCTTCACCGCGAAGAAGCACTTCTCGGTCGTGACGGCGGCAACCGGCATCGCGGTGATGACCGCGGTGGCGAGCGCCAACCCGACTGACCAATACGTCTGCGTCAAGAACCCGCTCAGCGGTCGCGTGATCGTCTCGGCGGCTTCGGGCACGAGTTGGGAAGGCGCGTAATGCGGGGCGGCCTACGGGCCGCCTCTTTCTCTTGGAGGGTTCATGCCGGTCGATCGACAGAAAATGGCGCAGCAGTGGCTTCGGATGCGCGTCCGAATGCTGGATCTCGACGAGCCCATGGGCGGCTATCCCAAGTCGAAGGCGCCCGAACTCGTCGTCGAGCCTATCGTCGCGATGCCGGAGCCTGCGCCCCGCCAGCGCGGCGGATGGCCGAAGGGAAAGCCGCGGAAGGCGCAGCCGGCGTGAGGCTCGCCCTCGCTGCCCTGTCCATCCTCGCATTCTCCACCCCCTATTTCATCGACGAGTGGCCTGACGCAGCCGACCCGCCCGAACAGGTGGCGCCGGGCGGCGAGATGCCGGCCGAGCCCGTCGACCCTCCCGCCGCGACCAGAGAGGCCAAAGCATGACCACGCTGGCCATCCTCAAGGCGGAAATCGCCTCCGATCTCGACCGCGAAGACGGGTCTCTGGCGACGGAAATCGCTGCGGCCATCACGACGGCCATCGGCTACTACAAGCCGAAGCGGTTCTATTTCAACGAGCGGCGCAGCCTCACCTTCTCGACGGTCGCAAGCCAGCAGAACTACGGGTCGGCCGACAATACGGCCATTCCCGATCTGGTCCGCATCGATCAAGTCCACAAGACTGTCTCCGGGCAGCGCATGACGCTGCGCCGCGTCGACTTCCTCGACCTCGAACCGCTCTATGACGTGTCGGCATCGTCCGGGGAGCCCTACGACTTCGCCTATTTCAACCGGGAAATCTGGCTCTACCCGGTTCCGGAACAAGTCTACACCATCCGTGTAATCGGCCTCTACAAGGTCGCAGGGCCTGCCACGGACGGCGAGGCTGACAACCCGTGGATGACGGAAGCCTACGAGTTGATCCGCTATCGGGCGGAAGCCTACCTCGCGGCCAACAGCCTGCGGAACCCGGAACTTGCGGGTGCCAAACTCCAGGCCGAAGCCGATGCCCTGTCGAGCCTCCGGGCCGAGGCGACGAAGCGCGCATCGCTCGGCACGATCCAAGGTTCGGGCTGGTAGATGCGTGTCCCTCTCGCCGAGTACCGGCCGGACGCGGCCGACACGGACATTTCGGTTGCGACCGTCGCCCGGAACGTCATGGTCGGCGGGTCTCCGGCGGGATCGGGCGGCCCGCTGTTCTACTTGCCGTTCCGCGCGCTTCTGGCGCTGACCACGGCGACGGCGGCGATCGGGACGCCGCTGGGCTACATCCTCTGCCAGGACGCGGCGGGCGACTACACCTTGATCATGGCGGCGAACGACGGGTCTGTCGACCGCATCTACAGCTACGAATCCGGGACCTGGACGGATCGGAGCTATAGCGGCGGCTATGCTGCGGCCGACACCAACTCCGGCTGGCATTTTGCGCAGTACGGCGATAATATCATTGCGGTTTCGGGCTCGTCGAACGCGGTGCAGGTCGGGCTTTTGTCCAACCTGTCGGGTGGGTTTTCCGCGATCGTCGGCAACGGTTCTACGGCTCCGCCCCGCGCTCGCTTCGTCAAGGTCATCGGCGAATTCGTCGTTCTGACCGGGCTTGCTGACTTCCCGACCTCGGCGCAGTGGTCCGGGATCGGTGACAGCGCGGAATGGCGGATCGGAACAGACGGCTGCGACCGGCAGGAGTTCCCCGACGGCGGTCTGACCACGGGCGTTACCGGCTCGGAATATGGCCTGATCTTCCAGGAAAAGTCCATCCGGCGCATGGTGTTCTCGCCGGGCTCGCCCTACGCCTTCAGTTTCCAGCGCGCATCGGAAAGCCTCGGCTGCGCTGCGCCGAACTCGATCACCGAGGCCGACGGGCGGCATTTCTGGCTCGCTCAGGGCGGGTTTTGGATGGAGTATGGTGGGCAGATCGTGCCCATCGGCGAGGAGAAGATCAACCGGACCTTCTTCGCAGACATCGACACGACGAGCATTCCGCACGTGCTCGGCTGCGCCGATCCTGTCCGGCCCGTCGTCTATTTCGCCTATTCCAGCCTGTCTCAATCGACGGTCACGACCCGCGACAAGATCCTCGCCTACAACTACCAGATCGGCGCCTGGACGACGATCGAGACGACGGTCTCCTACATCTGTCAGGTCGCGCAGGTCGCGCAGTCGATCGACGCCGCGCCGCTCGCGACGATGGCGCTGGAGGACATCCCCTATTCGCTGGACTCGGCCGCCTACCGCGGCGGGCAGCCGGTGTTCGGTGGGTTCACGACGGGCTATCTCGTCGGGCAGTTCGCGGGCGATCCCCTGGAGGCGACGATCGAGAGCGGATCGGCGCAGATCGGGCAGCCGAACCGGGCCTTTGTGCGCAAGGTGGCGCCGCTCGTCGACACGTCGGGGGCGCGCGTGAACGTCGCGACGCGGCATACCGTCTTCGGCACGGAGACGTGGCGCACGGAGCGGGCGCCCTCGGCCAAGACCGGTTACGGGCACTTCGACTGCTCCGGCCGGTTCCATCGGGTGCGGATGCGCATCCCCTCCGGGACGTCGTGGACCAAGGCGACGGGCTTCGAAGTCGACGCCGTAGCGGAGAACGGTGACTGATGTATTCGAGCGATCCGGCCTCCCGTGGCGTCGACAAGAACCGCGTCGTCTCGGTTGGTTCCGTGACGCTCACGGCCAACACGACGACGACGACGGTCGACAATCTCGCGGTCGGGCTGCAGTCGCATGTATTCCTGTCGCCCAAGACCGCCAACGCGGCGGCGGCGCTGGCGACGACCTATTGGGCCTGCACGCGCTACACCATCACCTTCACGCACGCCAACAACGCGCAGACGGATCGCATCTTCTCCTACATCGTGGTCGCGGGGGATCTGTGAAAGTCCACCGCATCGACGCCGTGACGCTGCAACTCGTCGAGCCGTTGCTCGCTCAGTGGCTCGCCTCGAAACACTGCCACGACACGCGCGAAGCTATCCTGGACCGGGCCGCCTCCGGCAAGTGGACACTCTACGGCGTGGCGGACGGTCGCGACGTCGTCGGGCTCTTTGCCTTGGAAGTCAAGGAAACCCCACGGGGTGAACGCTACCTGACCTGTCCTTTCGCGACGGGCCGGCGGGCGAAGGAATGGTGGCCCCTGATGGATGAGACGGCCGACCAAGTCGCCAAGGAATACGGCTGCAGCGAGATCGTCCAGGAATGCCGGCCCGGCTGGCGCAAGTGGATGTCGGGCCGCTTCGCAGTCGCGAAAATCGTTCTTCGGAGGGAAGTTACATGAGCGGCGGATCGAGCAAGGGCGGCGATCAAACCGTCACCCAAACCACGAAGCCGTGGAACGCCGATGCACTCGGCGCCATCGGCAAGGGCGCCTCCTACCTGCTCTCGCACGACATCGGGTTCAAGCCCTTCGAAGGCCCGACTTACACGCCCTATTCGTCGCAGACCCTCGCCGGTCTGCAGCAGACGGAAAATCTCGCCAAGCAGGGCAACGCATCGATCGGCGCGGCAAACGACTTCGTCGGGGACATGACGAAAAACGGCGGCATGTCCTCGGGCCTGCTCGGCGCCATGAAGCCGTTCGGCGACGTGTCGAGCGGCAAGCTGTCGATCAACGCCGGCAACTACGGCGATATCTACGGCCGCGCGCAACAGCCGTCGGCCTCGTCGCAATATCTCACCGAGACGGCGCAGGGCAAGTATCTCGACGGCAATCCGTACCTGATGGGTGCTCTCGATCGCGGCGCCTCGGAAATCGCCTCGCGGTCGAAGATGGCGGCGGCAGCCGGCGGGCGCTACGGTTCCGGTGCCGCGGCGCAGACCACGGCCAACGCGGTCGGGGACTACTACCGCCCGGCCTTGATGCAGAACTACGAGAACGAGCGCGGCCGGATGATGGCGGCGGCCGGCCAGATCGATCAGGCCAATCAGGGGCTCCTCGGCCAGCAGCTCGGCGCGGCTCAAGGCATGGCCGGCGTCGAGGGCGCGAACATCGCCAACCGCGTCAATGCCGCGAGCCAGGAATCGAGCCTGTGGAACCAGGGCCTCAATCGCGGGCTTCAGTCGGCAGGTCTGGCGCCGACGCTGGACGCGGCGCGATACAACGACGCGAACCGGCTGATGGGCGTCGGCCAAGCCTACGACAGCAAGACGCAAGAGGCGCTGAACGACGCCATGTCGAAGTGGGACGCGTGGCAAAACCGCCCGTGGAACATGCTGAACGCGGCTTCGGGCATCGCCAACGGCGCGGCGAGTTATGGCGGGTCGTCGTCGCAGACGTCGCCCGGCCCGTCGCCGCTTCTCGGCGGGCTTGGCGGGGCCATGGGCGGCGCTGGGCTGGCGGGGCTACTCGGCCTCAGCAGCCCGTGGGGAATGGGTCTGGCAGGCGTCGGCGGCCTGCTTGGGGCGTTCGGCTGAGGGAACTAGACAATGGCGATGTGGGCAAACGACGTCCGGGGCTTCCCGACGTCTCCGGCGACGTTTCAGCAGATGATGCAGGCAGGCAACATCGCCGCGGCGCAGCCGCAGCCGATGCCTGCGGCTCCCGGGGGCATGCTGGCGCCGATGCAGCCGGCAGGCCAGCCGGCGGCGGCTCCGGCTCCCGCTGCGCCCGCTGGCGGCCTTGCGGGGATCATGAGCGGCCTCGGCGGCGGCATGGGTGCGAATGCCAACTCGCTGCTCTATGCCGGCCTCGGGCTTCTGAGCGGCGCCAATCGGCAGCAGCAGATGCAGGGCCTGATGCAGGGGCTGCAGGCGGGACAGCAGACCGACAAGGCCAAGCGGGACGAGGCCGACAAGAAGGCCCGCGAGGCGAAGGCCAAGGAAATCGCGGCGGGTCTGTGGGCCGGCGATCCGAAGATGGCGGGGCTTGCCCAAGCCTATCCAGAGCTGGCGGTGCAGTCCTACATCACGCGCAATCAGCCGAAGGAATCGTGGACCGACGTCAAGGACGACACCGGCGCGATCGTCGGGCAGAAGAACACCCTGACGCAGGAATACAAGCCTCTCCCCGGCACGGGGCCGACCGACACGCAGCGCAACTACACGCAGTTCATTCGGGAATGGCAGGGCGACCCAGCCAACAAGGGCAAGACGCCTCCGAACCTCGCGCAGTATCAGAAGGAGCTTGCGGCGGCGCGGTCGAGCAATGTGACTGCCGACCTTCGCGGCGAAAGCGAGTTCTCGAAGACCATCGGCGCCAATCAGGCCAAGATGTTCACGACCATGGCGGAGGAGGCCGTCAACGCGAAGGCCGACCTCGGCAAGATCGATGCCCTGCGTACCCTCGTCGCCAAGACCCCCGGCGGCTTCGTCGGCGGCGCCCTTGCCCTCGCAAGCCAATATGGCATCAAGCCCAGCGAAAGCACATCGTCGATTGAGGCGGCGCAGGCTATCATCAATCAGATGGTCCCGACACAGCGCGTTCCGGGGTCCGGGACGACGTCGGACAGGGATCTTGCGCTGTTCAAGGCGTCCCTCCCGCAACTGTCGAACACGCCGGAAGGCAACGCCATCATCATGGACACCGTGCAGTCCATGGCGGAGTACAAGGCGGCACAGGGCGAGATCGCTACCAAGGTCTTGACCGGCGCGATGACGCGCGAAGATGGTCTGCGGGCGCTGCAGTCGCTCCCCGACCCCTACGCCAAGGTCAAGTCGGCTGTCGGCGGCAGGGCGCCTGCGGGTGCGGCTCAGCCCGGCGCGGCAGCCCAACCGCCGGCCCCGATCGACACGTCGAGGCCCGGAAACTTCCGTTGGAACCCGCAGACCGGTAGCATGGAGCCGATGTAATGGCAGAGATCCGCGTCACCGGCCCCGACGGCTCGACCTTCGCGTTCCCGGTCGGAACCCCGCCCGACGTGATCAGCGGCGCGATGTCGAAGCATTACGGCGCCATGCCGCGGTCGACCACGGGCACGCAGTCCGGCGACGAGGCCCGCGCCAACGCGGCCGGCGACACCCGGGCGAAGATGCGGCTTGAGGATATCCAGGCGGCCTATCGCGTGGCGCAGCAGCGCGGCATGGACGCCGAGAAGAACCTCGGGCAGAAGTCGACGAAGGATCTCATTGCGCCGGAACTGCGTGCGCAGTCGCAGGCTCAATATGATGCCGCCCGCAAGGAACAGGAGGCGATGGCGGAAGCGTATGTGCAGCGCGAGCGGGCCGACAACCCGCACATGGCGATCACGGATCGAACCCGCACGATCGGCCGCGGCGCCCCTGTCCTCGGTGCTGCCGGCGACGAAATTAACGCCTTCCTCAACTCGCCGCTGTCAGCGATGGGCCTGTCGGACAACGGCCAAGCCTACCAGGAAGGGCTCGACTATCAGCGGGCTCGGAACCGTGTGTTCGACCGCGAACACCCGAAGGAAAGCCTTGGGCTGCAGATCGGCGGCGGGATCGCAAGCGGCGTTGCTGCTGCGCCACTCATCGCCGGGGCGCCTGCTGCGCTGACCAGCGCGGGGCTCCCGACCGCGGGGCGCGTTGCTGCGACCGCCATCGGGCAGAATGCGCCGCTTGCTGGGCAGGTTGTTCGCGGGGCCATCGCTGGCGCGGCGACCGGGGCCGCCGACAGCGCGCTCCGGGCCGACAACGGCGAAAGCCGAAGCGATGCTGCTCTGACGGGCGGGCTGATCGGTGGCGGTGTCGGAGCCGTGGCGCCCGTCGTCGCTGCGGGGGTTGGGAAGGTCGGCGAGTGGGTCACGGACCAACTCGGCCAGAAGGCGGCCTTCCGCCGAATCGGGGTCTCGCCCGAGGCCGGCAAGATGCTGACGGACACGGCGAGGGCCGATCAGGCGGCAGGGTTCGGCGCCGGTAACGTGACGCGCGCCGGCCCGAACGCCATGGCTGCCGACTACGGCCCGAACATGCGCGGGCTTCTCGACGCGACCATTCAGTCCGGCGGCGAAGGCTCTGCGCGGGCGCAAGCCTCGATCACGGCGCGAGTGGCAGGTGAAGGGCAGCGGATCAGCCAAGCCGGGGGCGTTCTCGATCAGGCGTTCTGGCCCGCGCCAGATATGAACTCAATGCAAACGGCTATGCGACAGCAGGCGCAAGCCACGTTGCATCCACTCTATGATGCAGCCTATCGGCAGCCGATTAACTATGCGTCGCCGGCTGGGAGGCAACTTGAAACCACACTTCTTCGAGTCCCGCGGTCGGTGATGGCGCGGGCCCAAAACCTCATGGACGTTGAAGGTATCCAGTCTGCTCAGCGGCTAGTTCAGATCGCACCAGACGGCACCATGACCGTCACGAGGATGCCGGACGTTCGGCAGATTGACTATGTGAAGCGGGCGCTTCAGGACGTCCAGCGACGGGGCGACGGGCTAGGCGCGCTTGGGGGGAATACGAACGAGGGGCGGGCTTATGGCCAATTGGCGCGGGATCTCCGCGACCGCCTTGGGACACTTGTCCCCGAATACCGCAGGGCCGTCGACACGGCTTTGACCGAAATCGACCAACGGAACGCCCTTGAGTTCGGGGCTGATTTGATGCGCCGGGCGACCGCGCCGGGTGAGGTCCGTGCCGAACTACGGGGGATGACCCCGGTTGAGCGCCAGTATGTGACCGCAGGTGTGCGCTCTTGGGTAGAGGACATGCTCGCCAATGTCAAGCGAACGATCACGGACCCAAGCACTGATGCCCGCGAGGGCATGAATTTGCTTAAGGAGTTCTCATCGCGCGCCAGCCGTAGCAAGCTGACGGAAGTGCTCGGGCAGCAGCAGGCCGACACGCTGTTTCGCGAACTCGACGACATCATTGCGCCTGCATTCGAGCTTCGTGCCGCAGTGGCGCAGAACTCGAAAACGTTCCCTCGCCAAGTTCTGAAAGAGGGGATCGACGCTCGAAATGAGCCGGGCGTAGTCGGGTCTCTCACCATGGGCGAACCTGTGAAAGCCGCGAAAAAGGCGGTCCAAGCTGCGACCGGAAACACCGAAGAATTCCGCCGAGCTACAAGTCAGAGGATGATCGACGAAATCAACCACGTCCTCACTCACCCGCGCGGCGCCGCAGCGGTGCAAATGATCCGCGATCTAGACCGGGCGACGGCATTGACAGGGCAGGCTCCGGCTATCGCAAGAATGCTGCGCACCTACGTCACGGGCGCGGTGGCTGGCGGCGGTTATCCAGCCATCGAGCGACCCCTAGCAATAGAGCGATCTCGCAAGCCACAGTGACGGCAAGAGCCTCAATGCCGTAGGCCCATCGGATAGCGTTGAGGACCCACCCGACGCCGAACAGAATGATGCCGGTCACGACTGCGCAGATGAATCTTACCATGCCTCATCCTGTCTAGGCGGGCGCCAAAACGCCCCGTTCCCCTTGCGTTTCCGGGGCGCATGGGGATAAAATACCACCATCGCGATTTGCCGACGACGAGACGGGGGGCCGAAGGGCGCCCCGTTTGTGCTTCACTTCGGCGGCGTCGCCATGACCGATACGGGGCACAGCCCGAGGTCAACGGCCGATTTGTGATCATCGCCGCGCTTGATCCGAAGCATCGGCTGTTTCGTCTTCGTGTCTAGGAACGCCAACACGACGAAAGTCTCGACCGGCCGCAGCCCTTCGCAGGTCGCTGCCGCAACCCACCCCCGCGCCCTAAGGCCGCCGGACATCGATTCAGCGAGTTCTCTTGGCAGCTCGTTCGATGAAAGATAGTGGCAATTGAAGTAAGGCCCGGTACTCGCGGCCCCGGTTATACCCCAAGAAAAAGCGACCATCGGACTAGCCCAAAGGCTCGGGTTGTCGGCCGCAAGCCCCCAGCTTTGGCGGCTCCCGCCGCAAAAATCACCGTACTGACCACCGATCGGAAGTTCCAAAGCCATCGCCGCAGAAGTGGCGAGGGACAGTATTGCCGTTGCAGCCGTTTGGAGGTACTTGCCGATGGGTCTTGTCACTGCTTACGGCCCCTCTTCGACCTATGACGCCATGCAGGGCGGTCTAGCGTCGTCTGTTCGGGGCCCGGATGGGCAGGCCCTCGTTCGAACGCTCGAAGACTACCGCAATGGCGTTTCTACCTATGTCACCCTCGCCGGGAACCCCGACTTTTACGGGAATACGTACTCAATTCCGTCCATAACCTACAATTATGGCGGGCAGACGTTCACGCTGGAAAACGTTCCCGCGGTCGTCCACGACACCGGGGCCGCTTTTCGAAACGCCAAGGAAGGGCGGTTCGATATTCCGGTTGCGCAAGACCTTACCATGGCTCAACTCAGCGCGCAGCCGTTCTCGAAATCCAATATTGATTTTGCCCCTCTGTCGACCGAGGACTTCGTGTCGCGGGTCGCAGCGCCCGCGGCCCCGCCGACAGCAGCTTTCGCCAACTCGGCTCCCCCGGTTGATGGTGGGATCCGTTCCGCATTCGACCTCGGCGCCCCCGCCGCCTTCAACTATGGCGCTGGCGTGCCGCAGCGTGGTGACGTCGTCGCGCCCGCCGCTACGCTTGCCGCCGCCCAGCCTGTCGCACCAGACCTATCGCGCGGCGTGGTCGGCCTATCCCAATACGGGACAGTTCCCGGAGGGCCCCCGCTCGCTGATCGGACGATCCCCGGATACGCAAGTGAACGGGCGCGCCAGCAAGTCGAGGCGATGCCCGCCGCTGGCCGGGAGTTTGTGTCAGGTATCGCCGCCGAGCGCGACCGCATGGCGGCTCTTGGGTACAACGTCCCCGATCAGATGACCGTCACGTCGGGTATGCGGGAACTCGGTACGATTGGCGACCCTCGCACGCATCCGAGCGGCTTGGCTGTAGACTATCGGACGGCGGATCTATCACAGGAACAGCAACGCAACCAAGCGCTTGCCGCGTTGAGTGGTGGCGCCATCGGTATCGCGCAGTATGGGCCGGGGGAGCAATTCGCCCCGCATCTGCACGCCGATCAAGTCGGCGCTTGGGGGCCTCAAGGGCAGGCACTTCGCGAAACGCTTCCTGATGTCTACGCCACGACGCAGGCAGGCATTCCTGTCGCCGACATCGGCCAGACTGTCCGCCAGTCTATCGACGCTGGCGTTCGTCTCGGCCCGTCCGCCGTCTCCCCTGATCTCGTCAGGGGCGGCCCACAGACCTTCGCCGACATCAACCGCGCCGGCATCCCGACGTCTCGCGCCGATGCTCTCGCCGGGATCCCCAACACGACGCGCGGCGCCATGGGGCCGAACCCTGCGACCGGCGCCATGCCCGGCGCGCCTATGGGGCCGATGGCGGCTCCGCAGGCACCCGCCGCGCCGACCGTCCAGGCGGCCCCCGCACCGCAGCCGGCGGCTCGAGCCGCGCCGGCATCTCAGCCCGCGCCGTCGCGCTCCGGCCCGTCTGGTGTCGTGCAGGCCATGGACTTCGTTGGCGGCCTCCCCAACGCTGCCCGTGACGCGGTCGCAGCGGCAAGCACGGGCGTTGGGCGCGTCGTCAACGCTGTTCCGACATCGATCAATGTCGCAGGGTTCCAGACCCCGACCGCGAACCTGATGTCGATGATCGCGGGCGAGCGCGGGCTTCTCGGCCCGTACAACCCCGCCAATCCAATGGCTACGCCGATGCAGGCCGTCTTGGCGAGCCAGTCGGCAGGGCTCATCAACCCCGCCCTCGGCCGCCTGTCGACGGCCGTCGCCAACTCCCCGCTGAACACGCCTGCAGCTCAGGCTTGGGGCGCCTATGCTCTCGGGCAAGGCCCGCGGCCGAGCACGCCCGTTCCCGGCGCTCCGGTCGCTCCCGCGCCTCCGGCACAGATCGAGGCTCTGCCCGGCCCGCCCGCGTCCAAGCCGCCTACGACGCCCGCCTATGACCAGATGGAGATGGCCCGCGCCAACGGATGGGGCCTGATGGGGTCGCCGCAGGTCCCGGGGCCGCCTGCGTCCAGCCCGCGCGCGGCGCAAGAACGCGCCAACTACGCCGCGATGGAGGCGAACCGAGGTGGCGGCTTCGGGAGCATCGGCGCTCCGGCCAGCCCGACCGCCATCAGCGTCGCGCCGATCGAGGTTCCGGTCGACCAGGCCCCACCGGCATTCGGTGCACCGATGGGCACGCCGAACATCTCGATGGTGAGCACGCGGTCGACGACGGCGGCCCCCGCCGCGCGGTCGGCCCCGGACGTGCCTATCATGGAGGGGATCGGCCCGGCAGGGCCGGTAAACGTCATGGGCCCGCCGACTGTCGACGGCCGCCCGTCTCAAACCGCGTCCAACAGCTTTTGGGAGAACGCGACGCCGGCCGCGCCTGCAGCCCCCGCGCCTGCTGCCGGGCCGATGCCTGGCGCCCCGATCGGTGCGGAATGGACGCCGGCACAGGTCGATTTCCTCAGCGGGGTGCCTGCCCTCGGGCCTGCGCCGGCCCCGATCGAGGCCCCTCCGCAAGTCGCGGCACCCGCACCGGCGCAATCGATGCCCGCGGGCCCCGCTCCGGCGCAGGTTTCCGGCCCATCCAATAGGGAGACCTACGGCCCCCCGACGGGGGCTTATGACGACTTCAACGCCTTGCCGAACGCGCCTCCCGCCCCGATGCTGGCGGGGCTGGGGGCGCTCGGCGGGCTCGGTGCGCCACCCTCGGCCCCGGCCGCACCGACGGCGACAGGCACGCTCGGCGGGCACGGCGCGCTCGGTATCGGCGGCGCCCTCGACTTCGGGCCGATGTCTGTCGGCGCGCCTGCGGGCATCCCCACGGCTCCCGCCGCTCCGACCAACACGAACTTCCTCGGCACGATGCCGACGGAGCTTCCCGGCCCGACCCCGTGGGAGGAATCGCCGATCGCGTCCGCAGTCTTCGGCGGGGCGGTGACACTGCCGACCGTCCAGCCGATCCGGCCGGAGGAGATCTCTCGAACGCTCCCCGGGAGCATCATCGGGCCCGGGTTCGGGGTGGCGCCCGGCGCGATCCCCGGGGCGCCGGTAGGCCCGTTCACGGCGCCGTCCGCGCCGTCATCCACGCAACGCGCCGGCCGGGCCGCAGTGGCCGCAGCCGCCCAACAGGCAGCCCAGCAGGCGGCGCGCGAGGCCGCCCAACAGGCTACGGTCCAGCGCGCCCAGGAGATCGCTGCAGCCATGGCGGCTGGCACCATGACCCCGACCGGGTTCAACGTTCCGGGCGCCCCGCTCGGCTACGAGGCGACATCGCTCGGCTATGGGCCGCTCGGCCCGATGACGCCGGCCGGCTACGAATATGCGTCCGATCCTGCGGCGAGCGCGGCAACCAAGATCGTCTGCACTGCGATGAACCGGGCCTACGGTTTCGGCTCGTTCCGCAATGCCATCTGGCTCCGCTACTCGGCAACCCACATGACGCCTGCCCATGAGCGCGGCTATCACCGGATCTTCGGGCCTGTCCTCCGCTTCGCCGAGCCCCGCACGACGCCGCTGCGGCGCGCCGTGTGGTCCGTGCTGACGCATCTGATGCGGCACCGCACCGCCGATCTCCGTGCCGTCATGCACGGCCGCAAGCGCGATCCGCTCGGCCGCCTCTACCGCGCCGTCTTCGAACCGCTCTGCGCCCTCGTCGGCCGTCACTCCTAATATAATCCAAGAGGTTAGCGATGGCCAGCATCTATGATTGGTCCACGACGGCGTCGAATAACGCGAACGCCGACAGTGGGATCAACTGGCAGGAAAATCAGGCGGCGGCGAGCGTCAACAACTCCGCTCGTGCCATGATGGGCCGCTTCGCCGAGTTCCTGAAAGATCTTGGCTGCGGCACGGCTACGACCGGTTCGGCCAACGCCTATCTGCTGTCGTCGAACTCCGTAATCTCGGCCTATGCCGACGGGCAGGTCTTCGGGTTCACCGCCAGCTTTTCGAACACGTCGACGGCGACGCTTTCGGTCAACTCGATCGGTGCGAAACCGATCTATGCCAACGCGGCCGTCTTGATCGGGGGCGAGATCGTCTCCGGCGGCGCCTATCTCGTCGCCTACGACACGGCGCTCAACGGTGCTGCCGGCGGCTGGCATCTTCTGAACCCGAAAAACCTGACGCTGGCGGCGACCACGGCCGGCACGATCACCGTCACCGACAACTCGAACTATGCCCTCAGCGTCACGCAGGCCGGGAACGGCGGCGGCGTCAAGATCACCAATTCGGGCAGCGGGAACACACTGCTCGTCGAGGACGCGGCGAGCACGGATTCGACACCCTTCGCCATCACGGCGACGGGCGCGATGCTGGTGGGCGCGGCGACGGCGGCAGCGACGGGCGGCGGCACGCCGAAGGCCAACTTCGTCGGCGACGGCACGAGCCATCCGGCGGCGCTCTCTGCGAATGTCGCCTCGGCGGTCGGGCCTGTCGCGGTCTTCCTCAAGAGCCGCAATGCTACCTACGGCTCGTTCACCATCGTCCAGAACGGCGACGCTCTCGGCGAACTGCGCTTCTACGGCGACGACGGTGTTGATTATGCCTCGCTCGGGGCCACGATCAAGGCTGAAGTCGACGGCACGCCCGGCGCTGGCGACATGCCGACGCGGCTCGTCTTCCTTGTCTCGCCGGATGGGACCGAGACCCCGGTCGAAGCGATGCGGATCTCGTCGACGGGGCAGATCCGCGGGACGGCGTCGACCACGGCCCGCGCCCCGTGGAATTTCCCGCCCGGCACCGCGCCGACCTCCCCGACGAGCGGCGATTTCTGGACAACCTCGTCGGGCCCCGCGTGGCGCACCAACGGCATCACGCACACGTTCACCGACATGCTGGCAACGCTGGCGGACCTTTCCGTCGTCGCCGGGGATACCTTCTACGGATCCGCCTCGGGGACGGTCTCGCGGCTCGCCAAGGGCACTGACGGGCAGGTCTACAAGCTCGCATCCGGCATCCCGTCGTGGGCGTCTCTCGCTGTCTCCGACCTCTCCGATGCCGGGCTGCAGGCGATCAGTTCGTGGACCTATGCCTCCGCCGTGTCGAGCGTCGATTTCACGGGGCTGTCTGGCTACAAGGAAATCATCGCGATCTTCGATGGCGTCTCGCTAGACGGCAGCGGCGGCATCCGGCTGCGGACCAGTGCCGACAACGGTTCCGCCTTCGCTGCGACCGGCTACGAAAGCATCGTGGTTTCTGTCGTGACCGCCGGCAACTCGAATGACACCGCGGGCGTCCTGATCACGCGAGATGGCGCGGCGGGTCGCTCCTACGACGGCAAGGTCGAAATCACCGGCCTGAACATCGCCGCTGAAAAGACCGAGGCGCAGTTCAGTCTTCGCAACGGCACGACAGATATCTACTACGGTTCCGGCCACTATGACACGGCGCGGACGGAAAACGCAATCCGCTTTACCACGACAGCGGGTGACTTTGACGCCGGGACGATCCGGCTTTACGGCCGGAAATAAGGACAACTGACATGGCTAACAAAAACATCACTTCGATGAAGGCCCCCGTGCGGGAACTTCTCGTCGACGTCGGCACCATGGGTGAGACAGAGATCCCGACCGTTCACGTCCCGCTTGTCGGTGTCATGCCGATTGGCAGCAGCGGTGCGCCGATCGCGGCATACCGGTCTACAGTAGCGCTCACCCGAACCGCCGACACGAACGCCTATGCGGCGAACGACGTTCTCGGCGCGGCGACGGGCTCCACGGCGGCGCTGACCTTCGCGAATGTCGCTCCGTCTGGCGGCGGGCACGTGCTGCTCACCGGCCTGTCGATCCTGATCGAATCGACTGGCGTCATCTCCGGCGAAACAAGCTATACGCTGCACCTCTACACCGTTACGCCTCCGTCCGCCCTTGGCGACAACGCTGCGTGGGACCTGCCGTCCGGCGACCGCGCCTCGTATATCGGCGGGTTCAGCATCGGGACCCCGGTCGACCTCGGTTCGACGCTCTACGTCCGAACGGACCAGATCAACGCGCAGATCTACGCCGCGTCTTCAAGCATCTTTGGCTATCTCGTGACGGCGGGGGCTTATACCCCGACTTCGGCGCGAGTTTACAACGTCACCATGCGCACCGTGGGGTTGTGACGTGCTGATCCCGCGTGCTCGCTATCAACGTTCGCTCCTCCCCCTCGCCCTAAGCCAGGGGGGGGCTGGGGCCTACGCGCCGTATCCGGCACCGGAAGGCTACCGATGGGACTTCGTCACCTACTACGGCGCGCGCGTCACCTATTTCGGCACGCCTGTCGTAACCCTTGTGGAGATTTGAGAAATGCCAGGGCTAGAGACAGGCGAAATCGTCAATCTGAAAGTTGGATCGCCCGCACTGTTCGGGCACGTCGACAACACGATCGCGCAAATCTATCGCAGCCTCACTGCGCCGGAAAACATTCAGCAAACCTTCCGGGTTGTTACTGAGGGCAAGGGCGACAACACGACGTTCATCGGGGTCGCCTCGGGGTATTTCGAGGCGCGTGACAAGAGCGATGTGGCCGCCGGGACAAAGGGCGTTCTCTACGCTCTTTCGCTGGCAGTGTGCCCCATCGTTGGGCGCAACAATGTGCCCTTCGATGATGCAGTAGGCTTGACCATCAGCAACGTCACCGGAGTCACAGGCGCCAAGGCGACTGACGGCATCTACGTCTCGGCAAACACAGGGACGTTTGGCGACAAGACCACCGGGACAAGCGAGTGGTATTCGATCTTCACCGCCGACGCCAACGCCGATGTTGGTATCGTTCTCGCGGGGAAGATCGCGACCTATGGCATTGACTTGTCTTATGCCAATCTTGGTACGGGCGCGATCCTCGTCCCCAACGCGAAGTATCTTTATTCGCGTAACGCTGCGGGCAGCGCGGACCTTCGGTTGCTCGGCCTCAATGCTAACAATGACCTTTTGCTCGGGGAGGGTAACGCCATGGTCACTGGCGCTCTTGGCGTCGGTATCACGGCAAGCCTCCAGGGGAACATCCACCTCCACGCCGCGAGCGGCAATTCGATCATTCGCATTACGAATGCTGCAACTGGGTCTGGCGGCAGCGACGGGCTGTATTTCGGCCAGCTTGCGGGTACTGGTGCTCTTCTGATTAATCAGGAGAACGCATCTTTGGTCTTAGGAACGAACAACGCAAGCATCCTTACGCTAACGGCAGCGGGTGACCTCTCGCTCGCAGAAGCGGCGGACCTCGTCTTCGGCACGACCACCGGCACCAAGATTGGCGGCGCGGCCAACCAAAAACTCGGCTTCTATGGTGCTACTCCGATCATTCAGCAGACCGGCGTGGCGGAAACGGTAGCTGCAATCCGCACTGCCCTCATCAACCTCGGCCTCATCACAGCGTAAGAGAATGAAAATGCGAACGATTACTCTCAAAACTCTCGGGGACTTGGCGGCGGTCGACCTGCTGACGCAGGTTGTGAAACAGCCGCTCGGCTCAGCCGCTCGGGGCGGCACGGTCATTGAGCAGATGCGGCTCGATATCCGTCTCATGGACAAGCTCGACGCAGCACAAGGCGCGCAGACCCTAGACCTCGAAGACGCGGACTGGGGTCATCTGACGACCAAGCTCCGCGCGTTCCCGTTCGGTTTGGCGGACAAGCGCATCGTCGAAATTTGCGACGATGTCTTTAATGCCACGGAAACGAAGTGATCTTCGCGACCAACATCGTCGCGGTCTGGTGAGGGCGCCATGCTTGGTCTCGGTCTGTCGATCCCCACCATCGCCCTGAGCCAATCTGTGGGGGTGCCGCCCGTGCTTCACGACCTCGCCTTTGTCCTCGCCGGCGCCGCCGTGATCGTCGCCGCGCTGGTCGCGCTGCAGGCGCCGCCCGGCTGACACCCCACGGAACCCACCACGGAAGGAGCGGCCATGCGAGCCGTCGACGTCGCCCGCGCGTTGTGCCGGGACGCGAAACCGCGCTATCTCGCCGCGCTCGAGGCCGGCGACGATGCGCTCGAAGCGGCCGGCATCACCACGCCGCTCAGGCTCGCCCACTTCCTGGCGCAGGCCTTCCACGAGACCGGCGGGCTGAAGATCACTGAGGAGAACGGGCACTACACCGCCCGCAATCTCGGCGAGATGTGGGACTCCGGCAACTGGCGGCGCTATTTCCCCAGCCGCGACGCCATGGTCGCCATGGCCGGGCAGTGCGCCCGCGACGGCGGGCAGACGCTGTTCAACCTCGTCTACTCCAACCGCATGGGCAACGGGCCGCCGTCGAGCGGCGACGGCTGGAAATACCGCGGCCGCGGCGTGCTGCAGACGACGGGCCGCGAATCCTACCGCAAATACGGCGAGCGCTGCGGCGCGCCCTTCGAAGTGAACCCCGATCTCGTCGTCTCCGCCGAATGGGCGCTCGCGCCGGCCATCGCCGAATGGACGGCGGCCGGATGCAATGCGCTCGCCGACCGCAACGCGGCCAAGGCGATCGGCAACGCCATCAACCGCGGCAACCCGCGCGCCGACGCCGAGCCGGTCGGTTTCCGCGACCGCATCCGGTGGTTCGATCGCATCTGGGCCCACATGCAGTCCGCAGGCTCGGCGCCGGCCGAACCGTCGTGGCAGGCATCCGAGCCCGACCCCGACATCGAGACGGTGCAGCAGGTGCTCGTCGCCCTCGGCTACGGGCTGACGGTCGACGGCCGCAAGGGGCCGAAGACGGTGGATGCCATCAGGGCCTTCCAGACGTCGTCCGGCCTGCCGGTTACCGGCGTCGCCGATGCCGTCACCCGCGCGGCGATGCAGTCGCAGCTCGCCGCCGTCGACGAGGCCAAGGCGCCGAAACCGCCGAGCGCCAATCCGCCCGCCGTGAATGATGCCTCGGCCAAGGGCGGCGGGCTGGCCGGCGGCGGCATCGCCGGCGAGATCGTGCTGCAGCAGGCCGAGAAGATCGAGCCGCTGACGCATGCGATCCCGTGGCTCCGCATCGTCGTCGCTGTCGTCACGCTCGCCGGTGTCGGGCTGATCCTCTACGGCGCTTGGCGCCGGTTCCGTCCGCACCCGGGGGCGCCGTCGTGACCCGCACCAAGATCCTGATCAGCCTCACCATCGCCGGCATTTGCTTCCTGGTCGCCTTCTGCGCGGGCGCCCGGGCGCATCAGGCGCCGAGCGGCTGGGCCTATCCGACGGCCTGCTGCTCGGAAGCCGATTGCTATCCGATCGGCGAAGACGAGGTCGTTCCGCTGCCGGCCGGCGCCTACCGGGTGATTCGGACCGGGGAAGTCTTCCATCATCCGGATGCCAAGGGGTTGCCGGCGGACGCGCGGCAATACCGATGGAGCGGCGACGCGCAGTTTCACCGTTGCAGCTTCGGCGGAGATCCCTCCGCCAAGGCCTCTATCTGCCTCCTCGTGCCGCAGCCAGGGGTCTGACGTAATCCGCGCCCGGCGGCTCCGGGAACACTACGCAGAGCGTGGCAAATCTCATTCGCCGCATGGAGGCTCATATGCGCGAAATCACATCCCACTGCATCAACCCCGCCAATGACCGGCTGAAGGTCGAAGTGACCGACGAGGCCGGATCGGGCGGCGCGAACCATCGCTACGTCGTCTCCGGGTTCACGACCGCGTCCAACCCGTCGGCGAATGCGACGACGGCAGATCGGGCTGAGTTCCTGTTCCAGAACGGCCCGATCGCCGAGGCCGGCGTGAATGGAATCACGCATGAAGTTCTGATCGCCATCCTCATCGATCGGCTTCAGAGTTTCCAGCGAGGCCCGTTCTCGTCACGCGAAAACGCCCTCGCGCTCACAAAGCTGGAAGAGGCGCAGCACTGGCTTCACGCACGGACCCTCGCCCGCATGGCCCGTGGCGTCGAGGGCACCCACAAGGTCTGATCTGGTATGTTCTCGCTCCCCGCCGTCATCGCCCTGTGGCCCGCCGCCCGCGCCGTGCTCGGCGAGGCATGGGCCGGGCTGCGCTCGCCCTGGGGCCTCGGCATCCTCGCCGCCCTGGCCCTCGCCGCCAGCCATCTCTACGTCTACACCGCCGGCCGCGACGGCGCCCGCCTCGCCTGCCGCGCCGCCGAGCTGCAGCTGCGGCTCGACGCCGAGACCGCGGCGCTCGCCGCCGAGCGGGCCGAGCGCGTCCGGCTGGAGCAAGCCACCACCGACGCCAATGCCCGCGCCCTCGACCTGGCTGAGACCGCAGCGACCCGTGCCACCGAGATCGAGAGATATCGCGATGCCCTCGCCAAGCGCCCGGCGGCTGAAGCCTGCCGCCCTTCTGCTGCCGATCGTGCTCTCGATCGGCGCCTGCGTGGCGAGCCGCCCGCCGCTCGCAAGCGGCCCTGAGCGGGTGACGGTGGCGCGCCCGGCCTTCTGCCGCGGCGTGCCTATCCCGCCGCTCGGCGACGACATCCGCCGCTCATGGGCAGAGCGCACCGCCGCGGCGAAGGCTGCGAACGAACGCGCCGACGCCTGCGGCGCCTGGATCGAGAGGCACTATGGGAGGCGATAGGATGGCCGACGAGATGAAGATCAGCATCACCCGCGACGAACTCCGGGCGATGATCCGCGAGGCGGTCGCCGAGGCCTTCTCCGACGTCGGCATCCATCGCGAGGACGCCGCGACCCTGGAGGACGCCCGCGCCGATTTCCGCTTCGTCCGCCGCCTCCGCCAGGGCATCGAGGGCGCGCAATCGAAGATCGGCGCCGCTGTCATCACCGCCGTCGTCGCCGGTCTGGTATTCATGCTCGGCCTCGGCGCGAAGTCGTGGATTGGGAAATGACCGCGCACGAATGGCGGCTCGAGCGCGACGGCGAGCACTTCGCCCTCGTCCAGCGGAATGGCGATGCCGTTGACCGCTACCCGCTCCCGGATGCGAATGTGCTGACGCTTGCAGGCGACATGCACCATGCGCTCACAGGGTTGGTCATCAACGTGATGGGCTGCCGTCCGAGCGTGAAGCCAGACCCGACAGGGTGGTGATGGGTAGAAAGTGGCTCAATGGAGCAATAAGAGCTTCCACCCGCGCTAGTTCCAGCGCGTGAATTTCTGTCGGTGTCCAGCCTTCTGGCGATCGAGTCTGGAGCCCCAATTCCTTGCGCATATCGTCGGTCAGGATTTCGATGCCGGCGGTATGGCACAATTCACTCACAGCGCGGGCGATTGGTCGGTAGTCGTCAGGGTTTGACAAAAGAGGGCGGATGGTCCGCAGGATCTCAGCGGCGAACACGTCAGCGCGCTTCCGGCGGATGTCGACGAGGGGGAATATCTTCGCAGCGTCCATCACCTTGCCATCTCCATCACTTCCTTCCACCCACCATACACCATTGCCGCCGCCAGCAGCACGAGGACGACATAGGCGCCGGGGCGGTGCTCACGCATCGGGGGAGGTCGGCGGGAAGGCGGGCGCGGCGGAGACCATGGCCTGCCAGACGAGGCCACAGACGGTCCAATCGTCGGCCCCGTTTTCGATTGCGGGGCACACGAGGACGCCCGCAGCATCCTCCATCTCTTCCGTCGGCTTCCCCGGCACCACGACGTAGCCGGAGGCTCGCAGAGAGGCGAGGTAGGTGGTGATCCAGTCTGCGGGTTCCGTGTCCCGCAAGCGCCAAACGTTGACCGCCGCCTCGATTGCCGCAGCGTGGGCTTCCTCGGGGCTCATGCCGGCATCCCTTCTTCTGGTGGGGCGGGGCACGGGTCGACCAGCGCGCCCCAGCTTCCAGGCGTCACGTCCGTGTGCCCGCACGCAGTGCATATGACGTCGAAGGTGCTGGCGTCGGATGACCTCAGCGAATGGGACGGGTGCGGCCCGCCACGGCGAGGACGTTCCGTCACCACTCCCGCCGGCACCACATCGCCGGGGCGGAGCGCCCGGAGGGCGTGAAACGCGATGCGCCCGACGTCGAGATCGTCCTT